GCGTTTGTCGAGCACTACCTGCAGTGTCGCGTGGCATCGGAAGCGGCGCGACGTGCGGGGTATTCGGTGCGTTCGGCCAAGGAGCTGGGCCGGCGCCTGATGGCCAAGCCAGAGGTTACGGCCGAGATCGAGGCGCGCTTTGCCGAGACGACGCAAGCCACCACTGAGGAGGTGCTCCAACGGCTGGCGGCGCAAGCGCGGGGCGATATCGGCGTGTTCTTTGAGGTGGTCGAGTTCTGGACAACGGAAGAGCCGCTGCCCACCTATGAGATCGTGCGCACCAAGATTGCCCCAGACGAGGACGGCAACGCGGTTCCCCACTACCTCCTGCGCCGCGTTCAGCTCAACACCGCCAGACTCGCCGACCCCCAGTTCTCGCCCCTCATCAAAAAGTTCGTCGACAGCCCCAAGAACGGGCTTTCGTTGGAGCTGTACGACGCGCAGTCGGCGCTGCAGCTGCTGGGCAAGAGCCTCGGGCTGTTCAAGGACGGCGCCGGCGTCAACGTCGAGGTCAACTTTGACTTGGACAGCTGGAAACGCCAACGCGAAGAGCGGCGTCAGGAGCTGGCCGACGTCGAGGAACCGGACGACCTAGAGCCGGTCGAGGACGACGAATGTGCGCCTCCAGACGGCTAAGGCCGACTTTCTCGAATTCATCGACTTGGAGACGGCCAGCGGCATCCCCGGCGCACGATGGGAGCCGTTTCAGCTCCGGTACCTGAACAACCAAACGCGATGGGGCATCGACGTCAAGTCGCGGCAGATTGCCTGGTCATTCACCGCCGCGCTCGACGCGGTGATCGACGGCATCCTGGAGAAAGACACCGCGCACATCTTTGTCAGTATCAATCAGGACGAAGCGCGGGAAAAGATCCGCTACGCGCGGGCCATCATCGAGGCCATCGATCCGCCGGTGAGGCCGCGGCTGATCCGCGATAGCCAGACAGAGCTAGAGTTTGACAACGGCTCACGACTAATCAGCCACCCATGCCGGCCACCGCGCGGCAAGCCTCGGGCCAGGATCTACCTGGATGAGATGGCCCATTACCCGGAAGGGATGGACCGGGAGATCTACCGGGCGGCGCTGCCGGCCACCGTCAAGGGCGACGGCTATATCAGGATCGGCAGCAGTCCCCTTGGTGCCCGCGGGCTGTTCTGGGAGATCGTCACCGAGAGCCTTCGCAGGTATCCGGGGTACAGCGGCCACCGCCGCTACATCCCGTGGTGGCAGGTCCGGGCGCTGTGTAAGGACGTCAAGGCGGCGGCAAGCGTCGCCCCGGCGATGCCCACGGCGGAGCGCGTTTACCAACTCGGCACGCCGGCGCTGGTGGACATCTTTGAGAATATGTTTCTCGAAGATTTCCAACAGGAATACGAATGCGCCTGGGTCGATGAGGCGACGGCGTGGATCTCGTGGGAGCTGATACGCGCCAACCAGGACGGTGAGCACCGCTGGTGGCACATCACGAATCCGGGTGAGGCGGTGGCCTTGATTCCGGTGCTGCAGGAGGCGATACGGCGCGGCGACATCGAGCGGGTGCTGGCCGGCGGCATCGACGTGGGCCGGCACAGAGACCTTACCGAGTTCGCCATCGTCGGGCGGGCGCCGACGGGCCACATGCCGCTCAGGGTAATGGTGAGCCTGGACCGGGTGCCCTTCGATGACCAACGCGATTGCCTGGTGGCGATGATTCGCCAGTTACCGTTCACCAAGGTACTGATCGACCGCAACGGCATCGGCATGCAGCTGGCCGAGCAATTGGAGCGCAGCACGGGCAAAGCGCAGGGCGTTGACTTTACGAATCCGAGCAAGGAGCTGTGGGCCGTCGAGACGCGGCTGCAATTCGAGCGCCGCAAGGTGCCCCTCCCACTCGATAGGGATCTAAGTTATCAGATCCACGCCATCAAAAAGACGATCACGGCGGCGCGGCACAACGTGTTTGACGCCGAGCGCAACAAAGAGCACCACGCCGACAAATTCTGGGCCCTGGCCCTGGCCCTCTCGGCGAGCGGCGGGGGCTCATCCTGGAGCGTGCAAGAGTACTAATGGCCATCAACTACACCGAGGTCGCGCGACTCGCCTACCTCACCTGGCTGGCGTCCGAGGATGCCGCCGAGGAGAGTTGGGTGCGCACGCTGCGCGACTATGCCGGCGGCGCCCATCCGGTGTACCTCACCGAGCGCCAGCAGCAGTTCATTGGGCTAAAGGGCAAGGACGCCGCCCATCTCTACGCCCACAACCTGTGCAGCCTGGTCATCGCCACGGTGGTCGAGCGGTTGGGGGTGACGGGCTTTGCGCCCAAGGGGGCCAGGCGCGGCGAGAGGATCGAATCGCCGTTCATCGAGGCGGTCGACGAGTGGTGGGAAGCCAACCGCATGGACGCCGGCGAGGACGAGCTATACGAGGCGGCGCTGCGCGACGGCGAGGCCTACATCATCGTCGACTGGCAGGATGGCCAACCGTACTGGGCCGTCAACTATCGTTTCGACGGCACGCAAGGTGTCAAGCTCCATGAGGATCCTTCGACAGGCAGGCCGGTGTTCGCCTCCAAGCGCTGGCAGACCTACGACCCGTTGGACCCGCGCAACCCGGGCCTGACGCGCATGACGCCCTCTTTCCCCG